TGCCAAAGTCAGTCCCAATGACCTGTTTGTCAAAGACAAATATGTGAGTGAAGAACTGCGCAACTTGGCCAAAGAATTGAATGTGTTGTTTGTGACTGCATCGCAGTTGAATCGATCAGCGGTGGAAGAAGTGGAGTTTGATCACAGTCATATCTCGGGTGGTATTAGTAAAATCAACACAGCAGACAACGTGTTTGGTATCTTGACAAGTCGTTCAATGAAAGAGCGTGGCAAGTATCAGATCCAATGCATGAAATCGCGTAGTTCAACCGGAGTAGGACAAAAGATTGATCTGGAATACAATATTGACACCATGCGTATCACTGATGCAGGTGGTGACGAAGCCGACTCGGGATTCCGCAAGCCCAGCAGCGTGATGGAATCAATCAAGGCTCGTGCCAGTGTGGCACCAGCAGATGCCGCAGCACCTGTTAAATGGGAACGAGCCCAGTCCAAGCCGGGTGTTGATCCACTGGATCCCACACCCAAGATCACGGCAGATGTGCAAAGCAACAAGCTCAAGGAGCTGTTGGGAAAGATTAAACAATCATAATGCCAAATCAATTTTGTAGATATCTATCCAATGGTTATTCGTTTAGTATCAAGAGAAATAATGTGATTGATGTTACCCCTTGTTGTTGGTATGTTAAGGGGATACCACTTGGTCCAGATTTGTTAAAGCTCAGACAGGAAAGATTCAACACAATAACAGACTGGACGTCAGACTGTAATCGTTGTCTTGTATTAGAACAAGCCGACCAACCAAGTCTCAGGCAAGGCGGAATCGGTTGGATTGACGACGACGAAACATCCTCTGACCCGGTCAGTATAGACATACGTCTTGACCAGGAGTGCAATGCTGCGTGTGTGATCTGCGACGCCACTTCCAGTTCTTTATGGCTCAAGGAAAATCAAAAACTCAACAATCAACAGGTAAAATTTTACAGTAATAAAACAAACATTGATCAATCCATTGACAAAATTGTAAAAACTGTGTCGTTAGACAAAGTCAAATATATTAAATTCTTTGGCGGCGAACCGCTATTTACAGACACACATCTTAGATTTTTAAAACATATCTCAAATCCTGGCCAAGCCACCTTGCACTACACAACAAATGGATCGATATATCCCAATGATGAAACACTGGCCATGTGGCGCAACTTTAAAACAGTGATCTTTGCAGCCAGCTTGGACGGAATAGAAGAACAGTTTAATTATATACGTTGGCCTTTGCCTTGGCAAAAGGTCAGTGATAATCTGTTGCGTATCAAAAATAATCCAGACATCTGGAACGTGATGTTTAGAATTGAATTTACAGTTAATTTTCTTAATGCTTATTATTTTGATCGTGTGGAAACATGGGTATCAGAGAATTTAGCCAGCAACTCCGGCGGTGATAAAACAGAAATAAATCTTCACCCTTGTATAGGGATCTGGGATATAAACAAAATGTCCCTGGGCATTAAAAATTTGATTTTGACCAAATATCCTGGCACTCACGTGATCCACAAAATGGTTAGCAATTTGCCGCAGCCGTTGACATTGTTTGAATGGAAAGATTTTGTCAACACCTGGGATACAAGGCGCAACAACAACTGGAAAACAGCATTTCCTGACCTAGTAAATCAGATTTAGCAACCATAAGCAAGGTCGGCTGATAATTTGTAATGATGTATGCGGATGCAAAAGCAATAAATAACCCAAAGGCCCTTGAACACAATGCAAAAGCGTACCCGTAGTCTATTGGAAGAACTGGATTCAATGTATGTTGAGCGTGAGCGCGACTTGATAATAGAAAGCCGCGCATCCAACATCATTGCTGGAGCCATCAACTTGTTGGAACAGATAGATGCTGCGTATTCACCGGATCAAGCAGAAAATCTCACACGCAAACTGCTGAATGCCATCCGCACAAGAGATGCAGGCCGTTTTGCTAGAACCGTAAGGCGCAGTCATGCAAATCAATAAACTGCTGGAAGGCGGAAACGTATTCAAAACCAAGACCGGTGAACCGCGCACACAGCGTATCAATCGTCAGGATGTTCCTGCCACAATTAACTGGATAGAGCAAGTAACTGGCATAGAATTTCCTCGAGATCGGTGGCTGGGATCAACCGGTAAGAAGCCCACATCCGGAGACCTGGATCTTGCTGTGGATCTCAATGAAGTAAGCAAAGAACAACTGGCCGGCATCCTTACACAATTTGTGCAGAGTCAAGGATTGGATCCTAGAGAATATGTGAGCAAACGAGGTGAAGTGCATCTACGCACACCCATTGGCGGAGACGCCAATCGCGGATTTGTGCAGACTGACTTCATGTTCTTTCCTAACTTGGATTGGGGCGGATTCTTTTACAGTGGTGGCGAAGATTCAGAATACAAGGGCATGAATCGCAATGTGTTGATGTCCAGCATAGCCAAGCAGCTGGGACTCAAAGTGGGTGCCAACGGCATGTTCTCTCGTGCCACAAATGAGCTGGTGCGTGGGGGCATGGATCCTGACTATGTGGCCAGTGTGCTATTGGGACGCGGCGCCACACGTGACAATCTAAAGAATGTGGAATCAATCTATGCTGCACTCAGCAATGATCCTGACCGTGAAGCTAAAGTAGCAGACTTCCGTGAGTATCTTGCCAAGGAAGGCATGCGAGAACCAGAAATGACTGTGCGTGAAAGTGATGCCAACTTCCTAGCTCGCTTGCGTGATCGCATCGTAAATCAAGGCATGCAGCCCTTGATCGAGACCAAACGATCATACAATCTCTACGAACAAGAACCTGTGGCAGTGGGCGGCAAAGCCAAGGGCATTGAGCACCTGGAAGACTATGTGTTCCGCAGCGGATCAGCAGGAGTGGATCGAGCACTGCAAATAGCTGACAGTTTCTATGCGGATCCCAAGACAGGATCTGTGAAATGGGATGGCAAGCCTGCTGTGGTGTTTGGCCGCAAGCCAGATACAGGTGAGTTTGTGCTCACAGATGATGCAGGATTCACTGCAAACAGATTGTTCACCAGCACCCTCGAGGTCGCTACAGACATGGCCCGACGAGATGACAATGCTGCGGCCAAAGGTAATAAAGCAGATAGAATACAAACCTTGTTGCCCACATACGAAACCATATGGCCATATCTTGAAGCAGCCACGCCTGAAAACTTCCGTGGCTATGTCAAGGGCGATCTGCTGTATACCGCAACACCCGAGGTGGAAGCAGGCAATCTCATATTCCAGCCCAACACAGTGGCATACCGCATTCCTGTGGCCAGTGATCTAGGCCGGCAAATAGCCAACAGTGAAATAGGTGTGGCTGTACATACCATGTATGCAGATACAGATGCTGCCAAGCAACCTCTCAGCCGAGTCAAGTTCAACCCTGTGCCAGGACTGTTGTTGATCGAACCCATCTATGCCCAGCCTGTGCCCAAGAACAACGCTATAGCCAAGAAGATCCGAACACTGCTGCGCCAGAATCGAGCAGCCATAGACACCCTGTTCAATCCCATGGAACTGCGAGCCATGAAGATCACTGACTTGGCCAAGTTGGCGATCGATTACATCAACAAACGAGTAGATCCAAGACATGCTGCGTACACAGGTGACTTCCGTGATCTAGTGCCAGGATTCATGGCCTGGTTGCAACAGACACAAACACCGCAAAAGGTCAACAACATAGCACAGTATCTGCGTAGTCCCACCTCAAATGAACAAGGATTAGCTGCTGCGTTCCTGTTGTTTGAACTGCTGCATGACCTCAAACTGGATCTGCTGGGCAAACTAGATGCTCAAGTGCCGGGCAATGAAGGATGGGTGTTCGCTACCCCAGCAGGCTATGGCAAAGCCGTGAACAGATTTGATTTCACTGCTAGAAACAAAGCCAGAAACAACTAGCCAAGGGCAGGTTTTTTTGCCGATTTCATAAATAAGAGTAGGGCAAAAGCCCACTTTTTAGGAGATTTTAAAATGGCAGTATTTACACAAACAAACGGTACCACACAACCAGTGTTCAACATGGACACGGCCAATGGTAATATTGGAGGCACAGCTAACATCGCGGCGATGGGCTCGGTCAACTTCCAAGGCCCCAAGCTGGATTTCTTCAGTTTTGTTGCCAACGCTAGTCTGATCAGTTCTGGTAATGTCAATGGCTACATCAACAACCTGATGCAAGCCATCCAGACCAAAGGCACAGTGGCAATGTATCAGGTCAGCCCAGCTGCACCCACAATTCTTAACTTGGCTATCTATCCAACAGGCGCTTACAGCAATGTTACATTGTTGGCCACTGCTAACACCAGTGCCACAGTGGCGTCCGGTGGTCAGAACATTCAATTGAATTCATGTTCTGGCAACGCTGTGTTTACCACAAGCGCACTGAACTTTGCTCCAGTCTAAGTTTAGACAGTAGCGAACGATCAAAGCCCTGGTTTATTTCCAGGGTTTTTTTTTGGCCGTAAATACGCCATGACCCTAAGTATTCGTGTAACAACT